TAAGATTGCGATCTCACAAGAACGTAATGTAGATAGTATTGTTTCATATTCAAGTGTTTTAAATTTATCTCAAAGAACCTTTTCTATTGAAGCTAAAGTAAAGAAAAAAGGTGGAGAGATAGTTCCTATTTCCCTATCATTCTAATTATCAGAAGGGAGCCTTAAATTGGCCGGAATTACCGCTAGTGGATTTACAAGAAAAACCCTTCCTGAAATCCTACAAACAATGAATGATAAGCATGTTGCTAGATATGGCAGTGCTTGGGTTCCAGACACAAATAACCCCTTATATAATCTCATGGTTATCTATGCTGAAGAAGCAAGTGACTTGTGGGAAGCACAACAACAAAGTTATGATGCAAGATTCCCTAAGAGTGCCACAGATATTAGTTTAGATAATGTCTGTGACATGGTGGACATACAGCGTATTGATGCAGCTAAATCTTCTGTGTCATTAGAGTTCACAGGCTTAGTCGGTACTGTTATACCGAGTGGAACATCCCTTAAAGTGGCAGGTACAGAAGATAGATTCTTTACCACTTCAACTAAGATTCTTTTAGCTACCCAGTTTTCAGACATTACATTAAGTATCTCGTCTGTTGTAAATAGCACTGTTTACTCCTTAACTGTAGATAATACAGTTGTCAGCGTAACATCGAGTGGAAGTGCAACAGCTAACGGTATTCTTGTTCAACTTCTTGCGGCGTTAAGTGTAATTACCAATTGTACTTGTACAATGCCTACCAGTACAACATTGCGTATAAACGTAACTGAAATAAATAGCGTTCTCCCTATCGTTGTAGGGGCGAGAATTGCAATTAACTCTGTATCTGATATTGTTACAGCAGAGGCAGAATTTGATGGGGTAGTTAAAGCCCCTGTTGGTACATTGAATGCCTTATTAGTACCAATATCAGGAATCGCTTCTGTAAATAACTTAGCCGCTGCAACTGAAGGTAGGGTTGAAGAGACCGACGAAGAATTACGTATCAGAAGATATGACTCTGTACAAATCATTGGAGCTTCTACTAACTCTGCTATCACAGCTAATGTTAGAAACTTGGATGGTGTGGTGGCGGCATTTATTATTGAGAATAAAACTTTCTCAACTGATGCAGACGGTAGACCCCCTAAATCTTTTGAAGTTGTTGTTGATGGCGGGGATACACAAGAGATTGCTCAAAAGATTTGGGACTACCACCCTGTAGGTATTGAATCCACAGGGGATATAACTCGCACAGTATATGATGAAGATGATGTCCCTCAAACTATAAAATTTAGTCGACCTGTTGTTGTCTATATTAAATTAGAAATTGATTACACCAAATATGACGAAGAGGCTTTTGCTGTTACTGGAGAAGATGGCATTAAAGCTGCCGCACTGACATACGGACAATCTCTAAATATTGGTAATGACGTTATACCTGACAGATTTAAAGGTAACATTTACAACAGTGTAAATGGAATTGAGAATCTTGTAATAAGAGCTTCTAAATCATACGATGAAATTACATGGACTACATTATCTACCTCTCGCATCCCAATTGGACGCAAAGAGAATTCAACCTTTGATATTACACGAATTGTTGTAAACGAGGTATAACTATGGATAATTATTTCTCTCAGAACTTCGAGGTATAAATATGGTAGATCATGTAAGCAATGGACTATCCAATCTCATATCTCAATACGAAGATAGTGAGAATCTAAGATTTCTATTGCAAACTTTCTTAGAAGAGTTGCAAGAGATTGAAGACGTTAATACGGAAATGCTATTGCAAGATAGTATTGCTAACGCTGAAGGTGTCCAATTAGATGGGATCGGTGAACACTTGGGTAGACGTAGAGAAGGTCTTACTGATACAGACTACCGTGTAGCCCTCAATATCCAAAAGATATTAAACGCGGGTGAAGGTAGATTCCATACAGCCCTACAAATGTGGCGTACTGTGATGGGAAGTAATACTGTCACAATGACAGAAGAATTCCCTGCTGGTGTATCTTTATATTCAGATGTTGGCGCTCCCACTCTTACACAACTAGAAATATTCACACAAACCCTACCAATCACAGTTACAGCAGCCATCACAGCATCTTACTCGGTTAATGATGCCTTTTGCTTTGATGGTGGAGTAGGTAGTGGGTTTGGTACTACAGAAGATAGTTCAATTGGTGGTGAGCTTATTAGCCGCTACACAAACATAATTTAATAGGAGAATGGTATGCCTTATAGCAGACCTACGGTATTTCCTGATCTAGCTCTTAATGATGTAAACAATGGTTTACTTGGAGCACCAAACGTACAAGAACCACCTTCAGATTTAAAAAATGATGGTTGGGATTACGGTCAGAAACCAGAAAGAGAGTTCTTTAACTGGTATGGTAGAGTTACAAATAACTGGATTAAATACTTAGATGAGAAAATTACTAGCATACTGGCCAGTATAACATCTTCTGAAAGTAAGAATCAAGATGCTTACATGTTTTTTAGGAATCAGTCATAATGAGTGTAGGAATACTTGGTCAACACAATTCTGTTTCAGCAACAACCACAATGGTTTATGAAACCCCTGTCAGTAAAAAGGCTGAAATAAGTATTATAGTGATGAATACAGGAGTGGATACTAAATCAGTAACTCTCTACATTACAAAAGATGCTTCCCCCGCTACGAAAGATATAATTCAGTATGAAACAATATCTACTACATCCGTGGGTTTTGAAAGAACTGCTTTAATTTTAGAAGCAGGAGATAAAGTATTTTACACTGGAACTGCCAGTGGAATAGCTGTTACGGTGGTAGGTATAGAAAGTGATTTAGGTACTAACGTAATAAGTATATGTCCTCCTGTCATTAACTCTAACACCACAACGGATATATTCGTACCTTCAGTAGCATCTATCGTAAATCTCACAGCATCCATTACGAGCGGAGTAGTTACAGATTCAGCAACACTGTTGGTGTACTTAACTCACCAAGTCAATCCTGTTGGGGTTATGATCCACAAAGAAACCTTAACAACTAACTCCACAGGTTTTGAAAGAACGGGTATCGTTGTCTCATCCGATTGGAAAATAAAAATAGTGTCAACAAATGTGTCTGGCAATATAGCCACGCACATACACGGTTATAAGGTAGTGTAACATGGGTTATAAGAAATTTGGTTCAACCAGTAGTGAGACTCTGCCTGTTGGTAGTCTAGTCCCCACAGTTTTAAAGATAAATTATCCAACAAAACCTAATTGGGTAAACTTAAGTATTACCAACCAACTGTTAGACACTACAGCTTATCCATCTTTTGTTGGTATTACCGAAGGTGTTTTAGTGGCTGATGTTTTACCATCGACCCCCGCAACTGGAAATAACCTCCAGACATTACTAGATGCTGATTCTAAAACGATAGGAATGGCAGTAAAGCGTACTAATTATTTTTGGGTACTCGGGGTATCTGCAAGCGGTACAGAGCAGTGTATGTACAGGAGTGCAGATGGTCTCACTTGGACTAAAGTTGGAAACTTGTCCCCAATAACATCTACTGCGTATATAGGTAACATATACGAGTACAATGGAAAAGTGTATGTTGTAAATTATGGCAATGGTATCTACGAGTCCACAGATAGTACAGGTACAACTTTTGTAAGAAAGACCTCCACACAAACTTACCATGTGATGAGTTATAATGCAGGGTTATTTGTAATTGGTTCTGAGATTGACGGTAAGATATACACTACAACAGATCATGTTACTTACACTCTAAGGTATACAAGTTCGATTACAGGTTCTAACGTTTACGCTTCCAAACCCTTGTGGGTTCCTAGTCTAAGTAAGTGGTGTACAGCGTCTTGTGATAATGCTGGTGGTGTAGCTAAATTTGCATCCTCCTCTGATGGTATCTCAGGTTGGAGTGAGGTTAGTATTGGAACTTTCGCAAGTGGTAATAATAACATCGAGTTGAATTTTTTAGATGGCAAGCTAATGGCATGTGGTGCAAATGGATCTAACAGATTCTACAGCTCAAATGGTGGGAGTTCTTGGACATTTTTTGCCATCAATATTAGTTCGTGGAGCACTTACAACTATAATGGAGAGACTAATAGCGTAGTAGCAGGTGACGGTTACTATTACCCACAGTCAACAGGATCAGCTAAATTTATAAATACAGTAACCCCTACCCCCTCTGAAAGAGCAGTTAGCAATCTAGGAGGAAGCACTCAATTAGGTAAGTTCTTCGATGGAACTTATGTCTACTGTTTGAACCAAAACGCTTCCAACCAATTAGGAGTAATCAGATTAACCTATGCCCCAACATTAGGTAAAGTAATCCTCCCTGACAGCGACAATATGATGAGGGTTTACTAATGCGTAAGGTGTATTTATATGACGTTAGTGGTTACTTTCTCAGGGTTGAGTGGTTCCCAGAGGGTATCTCTGTAAACAATGCCACAGAAACTTCTATACCTTCTGGCGATGTCTTGGAAGAAGGTAATGTCTGGAGGTTCAATAACACAGAGTGGGTACAAGTGTTAAAGCCTTCTCTTCCTGCCCAATCCCCTCCTGAAGAGGTGGTTACAGGTTTTGGTAGAATAATAACAGAACTCGCATACCGTAAGAGATTTACTCAAGCAGAAAAAGTAGCAATCCAAATTGCATCTTACGGTAGTAACCCAATCAACGCTACTTTAGCAGTTAATTTGGCAGACTTAGCAGCAGCCAGATATGTTCACCTAGATAGACAAGACTCTCACGATAGTACACATGCACTTGAACTAGCAGGATTGATAGGTGTTGGAAGGGCAGATGTAATTCTTTCTGATCCTGTTTACTCTAACGAACTCCTTACTGAAACTAGACTGCATTACGGACTATCTCCGATCCCATCAGAAACAGAAATGTTAGTTAATGGTGGTAGGGGTTATGCCTCATTGAATGATTACCTAGCTAATGAAACCCTATAAGAGATTAAAGATGACAAATAAATCAACAGAAAAAGAAGTAGTTACCCCCACTCCTGTGGCTAAACCTATCCCCGAATTCGATCAATATATTAACGTAATCCTTACTAAAGAATCTTACGAAGTGGTGAAAGCTGCTGTAGTCAAGTACCCTGAGAAGCTTGCTAAGATTATGCAATATGTAAACTCTCCAGACTTCCAGCAAGAACAATTAAAAGAAGTATTCTCTCGTCCAGTGTTCTAAGGGCTACACAATGCAAACTGCACCAATTATCTTTGCTAGTAATAATAAACCATTTTCCCTATTAATTAAATTAGGTACGCTGAGTAATTGGTGCCACTGTGCAATTCTTGATGGTGAATATGTAATTGATACAACATTAGCTACAGGTTGTAGACGTATTCCGGTACATGAGTGGGTGAAACATTACCCTAAATATGAAGTAGTTCAGATGCCTATCGTAGATAAAGAATCTGCTATTGAATTGGCAAGAAGTTGGGTAGGTAGTAAGTACGATTGGCTTGGAATATTCTCATTCATTATTCGTAAGAATTACCAAGATGAAAAGAAGTATTTCTGTAGTGAACAGATTGCAATCTACTTAGGGGTTAAGAATATTCCTTGGAGATTATCACCAGCATTCTTATATAGAATGTACAGAACAATGAAAGGATACATCATATGACATACACAAAGAACCCTAAGATTGTAAAACCTAAGTTGAACTTAAGGAATACATTACTTGGGCTAGGTTTCTCCTCTGCTGTTGTAATATCCGCTACTCAACTTACAGCTCCTTCTGAAGGATTAGTTCTTACTCCTTACTTAGACGTAATAGGAGTAGCTACAGCTTGTTATGGCACTACTAATAAAAATAATATCGGTGTTGTGATTAAAGATAAAGTGTACACAGAACAAGAGTGTACCATCATTTTAGCTACAGAGCTTGAAGAAATAGAAAAGCAAATTACTCCAATGATTAAAGTGCAAATAAATGACTACCAGAAAGCTGCCTTCTTAGACTTCAGTTACAACCTTGGCACAACAGCATTCCAGAAGAGTTCCATTCTAGGATTAATGAATGCAGGTAACACTAAGGCAGCTTGTGCAAGACTTATGGAATATGTATTTGCAGGACAATGCAAACAGGGTATGAAAGATTGTGTACAAACTCCAAGCGGTAAGTGGAAGTTTAAATTTAACGGTTTAGTTAAACGTAGAGAATTAGAAATGAAGTATTGCCTTGGTGATATTAAAAAGCAGGACGGTAAATAAATGGCTTATTCAGATATAACCCTGACAGCTTGTACTGACGGCCTGTCACCTCGCTACACGTCACTATATCCAGATGGAGATAGGCCATATCTATCGGGCGGTTCTCCTGCGCTTCAATGGGTGACTAACGGTGATCTGTCTCATGGTGATTTAATTACAGTACGTACTAACGTAGCTGGATTGTTTGGTGAGCCTGATTTGCGGGCGCAGTCGTTGTCGATGGTTGGAGATGAGACGATTGTAAATGGCGTAAGTAATAACTGGCTGAGTGGTTACGCAAATAATCAATTGCTTGCTGGATACACTGGCACCGGCGGGGTCGCAAATGGCTACGATGATAGCGTGCTTATAGATCCTAATTCGCCGTTCACCGGCGTTATCGGTGCGGCAAAAACCAACTTCACGCGGCACGCAAATATATCAAGCGCTTTTAAAATGTACGCCTTTAACGGTATTTCAAAAGCTGGGTCGGAGCCGGGGCTTTTCTCGTGGCCTAAACCATTTTCTGACTCAGGCAGATCTACTAGACCGGGGCATCTCTGCGTAGCAACGTGGACATATTACAACTACAACAACGGTGCCGAGGTTAACGCACTGCAGTACCAATCGCTTACAGGAACATTTCAAGTTGGTGGAAATACAAAGCCAACTAGATCTGGAAATGCAATGGTTGGCGGCATTGTTGGCAGAGGGGAATACTGCTCATTTCAAGCTGGAACAGGAAAAACCACATTCGGTTATGTGACGCTTGTTGCTGATGGATGGGTGTACGTCAATACCGATGAAACTTTGGGCGCGTCTTGGTTTATTTCGGACTGGTCTAATTGCACGATCACAGGTTTAACTAGTGGTGCAGTTTTGACGACTGGAACACTTGTATCAGGCACAAGCTATCAGCAAGAAGGCGGTAAAAATTGCAGGATATTGCAACAGGACGGATGGGGAGTTGGATACCCAAACTGCGCCACAATAATTGCCGGCATAGCGCAAGGGATTGGCATTAATGTTTTCTACGGTGGGACAAATGACGCGGTTAATGCTAACGCTGTTGTTCCTGCTGTTGGGCAGTGGCACAGGAGGACTGTGTGGGTGGACTACCGCCCTGATGCGGACGGTAAAATAATGTGCGGGCAGAAAATTGACAACTTCCCCGCGCAAGTTTGTAGATCGCCAAACCGAGATATTATAACCGCGTTACATGGCCCAATTCTTTCAAATTGGGGAATTGAAGCCAACACGCCATGCGGCCATGCGTCTGTTAGTGCAGAGTTAAAAACATACACCGACATTATGCAGTGCATTATCTCCGACTCCTCAACGTGGGCTGGTGTTGACTACCTCGAATCTGAACCGCTTGTGATGGTTGGGCACAGGACTGCAACAGAAGCACAGTTCAAATTGTCTCGCGGGGTTTATAGTACGATTACAGGAAAATATCTGTACGTTCTGAAAGACCCAATGACACCAATCAACACAAGCGGCTTATTGTTAAGCGGGGCATAAAATGGCTACACGATTAATACGTGCAAAAACTGGCAACGTTGTTTTAGCTGGCTATAACGATTTAGGTTTAAATGGAACAGTTGGACAGAAGATTGCTAACGCTGTTGATTCTACTGGCGCAAGCACAGGCATTAGTATTCACGTTACAAGCGCGTTCTCAGGAAGCGGAGGAAGTGCTGGCGCTTGGGCTACATCTGCGCATCATGGGCTTGCCGAAAACTGGTGGGAATGGGCATGGAACTCAAACACAAACGGCGTAGGAATAATTGAGCTTAGAGGCTTCCCTGTCGGTAAATCTGTAACAATTGGACTCACTGGCTACAGCTTTACAGCAACAAGACACACAGACTTTTTGGTGAACGGTGTCGCGTTAAGCCGATACACCAACAAAAACTCTGAGCCGCCAAACGCCCCAGTTGCTATTGTTGCTACTGCCGACTCAAATGGTTATATCGTAATTACAGCCAATAAGGTTGCTGACCTTTGGCAGTTCAACGGCGTAACGGCAAGCTATGAAGACAATCCGCTGATTAATTCTATTGATAAATTAGAGTCAACTAGCTTATCGACTGCCATTACTAGCGATGCAGCATACGCAGCTACAAGCGTAAACATCACTAGCGATACAATCACAAAAACGGTTTCGGCAAGCAATATTGGTAGCGGGTCGTTTACGTTCACGCCTCAGGCTTGGGTTGACGGTGACACATCTTTAAAATATGGTGTTTCTAATACCGTTATTGCTACTGATGGCACCACATCCACTCAATCAGCAACAAAGACTTTAACGCTCCCCTCGCCGCTTGCTTTCGTTGATTTAACATCAGTATCAGCAAATAGCCTAGACAAAATAGGATCGTTTTCGCCAGCATGGGCTGTCAATACTCAGATTGTTTATGACTCATCAAAAATTACTGTTTACGCTAATGGTGAGTGCGACACGCTAATATTTGATGGGGTTTATTGGGTAGATTCTGGTTTTGAAGGTGTGACTCAGGTGTGGGGGCGTGATCCGACTGACAAAATTGCAAGGGTTTCTAATGTAACTATTAGTGCTGGCGCGCCTGTTCTCACATCTTCCAGTAAGAATCACTACATCGGCTTTGGTCTTGGGATTGGCTTCTAACGAAGCCTTTATAATTTTAAATAAGAGAAGTATAAAATGGCAACAATGATAAATAGTTCAATTGCAAGAGACATCTGGCCTATCACTAAACATGCTACAGACCCCGTAGGTGGTGCTGGTAGTACAAAGAAAGCTTACGGTATCAAAGTAGAAGGTGCGGGTACTATTGTTGGGCGTACTGACGGTGGATCAGTGGATGTTACCCTAAACTTGGCTGCTGGTGAACGTGAGCCTACTGTGTTTACTCATATCAGAGCTACTTCTACCGCTACAGGTATCTTTGGGTACACATTGTTTATTTAAGGAGTGCCTATGCCTAAGTTAGTGAACCATGTAGGAAGAGTATTTTACAAATACTCTTTCATTACTCACTTACTTAACGCTATCTCTGCTATTGGAATGGTGGCTCTTGCCCCATTCCTTGGCTCTATCTCCTTACAATCCTATGCAATCCTTACAGGTGTATTAGCCTTCTTAGGTATTGCAGGTAGCTTCATCTCCCAACAGGTGGATGAATATGAAGAAAACTTGGAAGAAGAGCAAGAGAAGCGTGAAGCTAAGAAGGGTAAAGATGTTTGATGGAATCCTCTTAAAGATAACGTCTATTCTAAGCGCTATACTGATCGCTACGAGCTTGATACTAGGTTCCCTATACTTAGGTACTAGGGATGAGCTAATCGAGCTACAAACGAAGCATACGCAGCTAGAACAGGACTTGAAAGAGTCACAAGAGAGTAAGTCTAAGGTTGTGGAAGGTAATGCACAAGACGATACATTAAACGTAGAGAAAGAAACAGCTATCTCTACATTAGAAGATGAGAAGAAATCATTACTCAAAAGGTTAGACACTCTCTCTAAGAAAAGATGTATCACACCAACCATAAATACTTCAGAGACTACTTCAAATGAAAAGACTTATATTGATCCCAATGCTTCTTGGGATGCTGGTGTTCAGCAGTTGCTCGACAACACCTACCGTAGTAACAAAAGAGATTCCGATCCTACCCCCTGATTCTCTCTTGCGTAGTCCTTGTAAACCTATTAGTGCTGGCACAACTGGCGCTGAGACTGTGAAGGGTTATATTGAAAATACTTATTGTATTTCACAGTATGAAACTTCCCTTGAAACAATAAGAAAGTGGAAGACTCAAAAACAAGAACTATACAAAGAGACTAACAACTAATGGATAACACTTTAATCATCACATGGGCAATGACTGTGCTAAGTACAATTCTAACAGGTGTTATCCTGTGGAAGCTTAGAAGTCAATCAGAAAAGAATGAAAAGTTCTCTACTTCCATTACTTCGCTGGAGAATACCGCAGTGAACGATGAACACGTAAGGCGCGTAATCAGGGAAGAGATGCAGCAACTGAATACTATGCTCCCTAAAGTGCTAGAAGCATTAAGAGAGATACAGACAGAGCTTGCAGAGCAGAGAGGCTACCAAGCTGGACAGATAGCAGCACAACGTAGGGCAGCAGACCCACAGTAGGGGGAAACCCAAGGGTGAGAAATGACAGAATAATGGAAATGACATTCTGGTGGAAGATGCGATACTGCGGATTAGATAAGAAAGATAAATAATAACTACAAATAAATAAGAATAGCTTAGCCCCTTCACTGTAATAGGTGTTGGGGCTTCTTTTTACCTGTTATTTGGCTTCGGTGTCATGATTAACAACACCATTTAACGAACTCCTCGTTATAAGGAACAAAAACCATAGAAACTGGGACACTATCCAATGTACTGTAGTTTTTGTACAGCCACCCACCAGCTACTCTTTGAATACCCTCAAATTTATTCAGACAAAGCTCTTCGTGAAGCTTTAATGTGTAGATTGTAGTTTCCTCCATTACAGTGCCACCTCATCATTTAGCCGTGAAAGTTCTATCAAATAAGACTCGATAGAACAGTCTGGTACTGTGAGTGCCATTAACTGCTTAACGCGCCGTAAGCACTGCTGTGGGTCAATCATTAAAATCTACCTCCCACTTCATTAGTTCATAATAAACTCTATCATCTATCTGCCCTTTGAATTGATTAGCCACTCTCTTTACCTCCGATTCTTTTACTACTTTATAGGCAGCGAACGCCTCTTCTATTGTGTTAAATCTCCCCACATGTCGTCCTTTCCCCTCAGACCTACACTGAGATAAGTATTTACCAGTCTGCTTATCAAAGCTCACCCCAATAGGGTAGACGCCTCTTTTTGCATTACATTGTATTATCAGTCCGTTTATGGGGCTTGGCACAAATGCACAAGTACTTTCTGAGTAAACTTTGTTACCCTTAACAAGTATATCTTTGTCTAAGTGCCAACCCTTTAAACCAAAACCCACTTGACTGTGACACCATTCAGCAAAGAATTGGAAATTCTTAAAGTTTTCAGATACCTCGCAATCCGTGTAGGTTGGTTGTTTAGCTAGGTATTTAGGGTCGTAACATCTTTTCAACATACCACCCCACACCACGTAAGCTGGGGTTTGTTTATTACCGCAATATGTTGGATACTCCCCCTTAATACCAGTCCCAATGGAGTACCACCTAGCTGTCCCCACGCTGACACTCCTCAATAGCTACTCGCCACTTATCATTAATTGTTACGGTAGTCATCACTTCATCTCCTTATATTCTTGCAACTGTTTCTGAGCCAAAGCAATCGTAGCCTCAAGTTCTTTAATCTTAATGTCAGCTTCAGATGTGGCTACAGGGTAACGTTCACCATTTAACGAGTAACCCCAATGAGTGATACTAATATCTTTATTAGGGGAGTAATCCAACCCATCAAAACCACCTTGCATGGCATAGTTTACATCCGTATGTTGGTTTGTAAATAGGAAACCAATTCTACCCCTATCATCTATGTTCACGTAGGCTGAGCCACCAAATTGCATAAATACAAACATCCCAGTCTGCAAGTCTTCAATACAACTGATCTCTTTTTTATACATTTCTAAGTCCTCATCTTTTGAGATTAAATTATCTTCCAACCAACGGGAGCCATTTTCACTCTCACTCCAGTACTCACCTCTGGTGCCATAAACGTAGCACTTGTTATCTTCATACTTATAGAAGACTCCAAACTTTGTAACATGAGTGGCGTCATCTTTAGCTAAACTCCAATCTTTTTTACTTTTCCTACCAATCAGATTACTCATCAATATAAACCTCCTGTAAAATTCTCAAAATAATAAACCTCCCCATCTGGATCACAAATCAATCCAAACATCTGTATAAGCATATTACCACTTCCAATTAAAACATTCAATACATTAGGCATATCTTTAGATGGTCTGTATTGAGCATGTATTCCACGAGGTAAACGTTCATTAAGCTCATTTAAGAATGCTTCTTGTTTCTCTTGTAGTTTAGTCATCAATCTTTACCATCCAAACAGTCTCTAATTAACTCTACAGCCACATCACCAACACTCTCACCTAATGGCGTTAATGGTCGTACAAGATCATCAATAGGCTTCCATAAGGCTTCCCATTCTTTATTGACTCGTTTAAGTTGCTCAATAGTTTCACAGGCAACTCTAAGTCGTTCTGTAAGTTCTTTGTTATCTTCTCGTAGATCAGCTACATTATATATCTTTATCCCACTCATTTTAAATACTCCTCATTCTGACAGCCAACTTTTATTACTACGTTCATTGTACTGAGTAACCCACTTCTTTCCGTTCCATATCTTTCTAATGTTACAACCATAGGTATCTATCTTATAGTAGCTCCCACAACCATTACAAGTGTCGGCCATATTCTCTTGATGACTCCTATTAGTCTTACATGATTTACACCAGTATCTTTGGTTCTGCCAAGGGGTGCTTGAAGGGGTTAGAGATAAATCTTTAGGATCTTTAGCTGGAAGGTTTTTTGGCAGCCATAATGGAGTTCCAACACTCACCACTCCGTTTGCTTCTTTGTTACCCGTAAATAAATTCTTTATAAAACTCAACATTTCAAATACTCCTCCACTTGTTCTTTGGTAAGCACATTATAGTACTTGTCATCAGGTACTTGCAAGTAGTTCATCCACTCATTTATCTCTAAGAAGGATGAAGGTTTATCATACAAGCAAATCTCGGAATATTCTGACAAGCCCAGATAACCCCACATCTGAGCAAGACTGAAGTCATACATGTGTATTGTGTTTACATATCCATCAGATACAAGCTTACAGATTAAATCTGAATAAGTTTCTCTTGTAAGGAGGGAAGTGGGTAAGCAGTATTTAAGTGGAAATTTCATTTGTCCACCTTCAACCATAATCTTTCAACTAGCTTATCATTCTCGTAACGGTTAAATGGCACGTAACCAAACAACTGTGGGGATGAGAGTACACTTCTCTTTAATTCACAAAGCTCAGCATAGTCCGTTATATCAAGAATACCGAAGAGAACTTCTGCCTCGGGTTCGAGTGTGTCTGTACCTACCTTAAACGGGTTGCTGAAGATGTTAGAAAATAATGTGTACTGCATTCCTGCGATGAACATATCTAAGTTTTTCATGTAACACTTATCTCGGTACAGTGTGTAGAAGTAGCAGCCTAGAATTTCTGTGTCTGTTAATTTCATATCACTTACCCGCTATGATGTGTAAAGGGATTGTGATGAATAAGGCTAAAGGGAAGAACATTAAAGCTGCTAAGTGCATTAGCCATATCATAATTTGTTTCTCCTAAGTTGTTTGTGAGTAATCTTCAGGTTGTATTGTAGCAAGGTTAAAGTGGTTGTGCAAGAGGTATTTGTTAATACTTAGATAAAATAAAAGCCACCACTCATTACAAGTAGTAGCTTAATCGCTTTGACAATAGAAGTCAACAATTTGTTGTGTATTTATACACAATTATTCTTTATTACGGCGATATGTACCGTGTATCAGGTTGGTAGTAAACTAAGAAGCACAACTCTCACAAGCTACATTCTTAGATGCTTGAACACCACTCTCAGATCTACAGTAATACAAACCTTTAATCCAAGGATTCAACAAAGCTTTCTGATGGACTCTAGCTATGTACTTAGGGTCTTCTTCAGATGAAAAGAATAAGTTCAATGATTGCCCTTGGTCAATAAACTTCTGTCTTGCTGCTGCCAGATCAATCAACCTCTCTTGAGGTATCTCAAATGCTGTAGCGAAGACTTCAATCTCTTCTTCAGTAAACCACTTATCAAGCCCTTTCAAGCTACCCATATTCTCTATGACAGCTTTAGTGACTTTCTTAACATCTAATCCTTTACTCTCAATCAACTTCAGGAACTGTGGGTTAATCCTTACCATGCTCCCACTTGCTGTATCCTGCATGAAGGCATTAGCTAACCAAGGCTCAATACCCTGACTTACTTGACCCGCTAGAACAGAGCTTGATAGGTTAGGTGCGATAGCATTAAGGTGACTGTGCGCTTGCCTATGACCAACCATCTTCTTACCAACAACACCATGCTCGTATATGTACTGACTAGCAAGGGTAGATTCTCGTTGTAAGTGAGAGAATATTTCAGTGTTAATTAACTCAGCTTCAAAGCTATTCCAAGGAACCATCTTAGATTGTAAGTAAGATGCAAAACCCAACACACCTAAACCAAGACTCTTCCAATTTTCTGTGTACAGTACAGCTTTCTCAAGACCCTCTGTATGACGTTGTGAGTCGATAAACTCATTAGCCATTGCATCAAGTACCATAATACCTAAGAACACACTTGCTTGGTCTTTGTACTCGTCAAAATTAACAGCATTCATTGATGAGATAATACAAGTGTAAGTCTCGTATTCATCGGCGTATAAACATATTTCAGTACAAAGGTTTGATGCTTTATGTTTCTTTGGATACCAACTTGGTTGTAGTCGGTTAACTACATCTGGCTTCCACATATAGCCTTTTCCGCGATTCATACGAGTAGCTAACACTTTGTTGTGTCTACGTCTGTAATCTAAGTTAGTACCCATATTACTGATAACTTCATCTGAGTAATTCCAGCCTATATTCTGGCCTTCTGGGTTAGACCTCAAAGAGTCACACCACTCATCGAAGTCTATGTGGTCAATAGGTAGATACTCAGCAACAGCTCCTCTACGAATACTCCCCTGTGATATATCACCAGCAGTCTTCTGTAATAGGTTCTTAGGAAGGGACGAGCCAGTAGCCTTACCACCACCCTTGAATCGTGATCCTCTACCTCTTACATCACCTAGATAAGCACTAGTACCAAAGCCATTCTTACTAAGTAAGGCAACTTCTTTAGCTGCATCAAAGAATCCCCCAACACTATCTTTTACTGCTGTGCCACTACAACTAACAGAACAACCACGATCTGTTCCCGTATTAGCTAAAGCTGGTGTTGATAACTGGAAGTGGTTCTTCCACATAAATGAGAAGAAAGCATCTTCTAAGTTATCACCATGATGTTCCCTAATCAGTTTACCAATCTCTCCCCACTTACCCTCTGTACTTGGTAGTGGTGCTGAGTATTTAGCTAAGCGCTCTACAATACGTTCAAACTGTTCTTTTAGTCCATCTGCTTGGTACTCGTAAGAATACTTAAACATCTGGTAAGCACCTGTTGTGTACCAAGGAGGATACTTACCTTGTTCCTGCCCTGCTTTTCTTTCACGACTTAATTTGTCGTAGATATGATCACTCATTAATTCCAACCCTCATCTAAATCAAAAGACTCTGCTACCCAGTTCATACTGTACTCACCACCAGACTGAGCAAAGAAATCATGCAATCGTAGTGAGTTGATGTCATCGTAGAACCACTCAGCAACAGGGTTATACTTAGGCTTAAACAAAGGTTTAAAACCAGCATTAATCAAACACACATCAGCCCTATGCTCCACAAAGTGATTAGCTTGAATAACAGTGTAAGTGTCCAATTCACCTTCAGAGAATGTGACCTTGTTAATCTCTTTCTCATGTTCGACAATTAGGGTTGCAATCTCGTAAGCTTTATCTTGGTAATCGTTAACTTCCTTACCTTGATATTGGGCTTCCAAGTTGAACAACAAAGCGCCACCAAGACTGTGTAAGTTTTCATCTCTTACGCTTGAGTTAAGACCACTAACAACATTACGAAGTCTATTACCACCCTTAGCATTGTAGTGCTTCAAGTAAGCAAATGTGGAATACAGTACAGCTCCCTCAACAAGACTAAATGCAAGCACAGATTCGGCTAAATCCTTGGAGGAGATAATCTTATCAATGTGCTGCATTCTCTCCCGCAGGATTTTATTCTCAGCGTAGCTCTCATAGAACTCAATGGTGTCAATGTTAAGTTCTTTGTTTAAAGCATTATAAAAAGGCGCATGAGAGTTTAATTCAACATTGGCATTCACCATAGCCATACGCTTAATACACTGTGGGGCGAAAGATTTAACAATCTTATTGCCCCAATACTCATTACCTGCCTTAAGCTCGTAGTGAGTAAACAACTTTAAAGAACTGATAACCGAACTTGTCTGCTTGCTACTAAACTCTGTCTTCATCTGGTGGATGTCATCCTTTACAGGAAACTCACTCCAAGGCCATTGAATAGAGAATTGCTTATCTGCTAACTTACTGGCAGGCTCAAATACTTCTAAATACGCTTCATAGGGTTTGTGTAGGTACTCTAATGTGTCTCTCGAATATTTGGGTAGTACTATCTCACTCTTACTCATTTACCCTCCAAATACTTTAGAATACTTTCTGCCCCAATAATTGGAACACCATCGTCTGTAATTAATGTTGGAACATTACGAACAGAATACTGCCTAGCTTTTGCTACACCCTCTGAAGTATTTAAATCCAACACCTCTACAGCCCAACCATTCTCAGCTATTTTCTGTTTAACAATCTTACAAGGGGCACAAGTTTCTGATGTAAGTAGGGTACTCATACACAACCCTCATCATAAACTTCCACACTACATTCACTATCTTCTGTGAAGTCTTTCTTCTTGTTAGCTGCATTACGTGGGTCTAAGGCTGCTAAGGCATCACGCAATGACTTATCCTTTGTAAACAACTTAGCCTCAAGACTCGCAATACCAGAAAGCAAATGTTCCTTGTCGGTACGTTCCGTATATTCAATCCGCATACCTGTGTACGGGATGTTACTTGTACGGGGACGGTGAGTGCAGAACCGAAGCTGATAAGGCTTACTAATGTCTGCACCATGATCCCAAAGGATACGTTCTAGCTCTTGTTTGTTCTGTGTCTCTTTGCAACTTTGAAATCCAACTACTCCTTGTAAATCGAAGAAGGATAGATAGTTCTTCGGATCTTCAATACTTTCCTCAAATAAATCAACTTCGCTTTCTACACCAAATAATGATACTGCATTACTCATTAAATTCTCCAACTTTCATAAGGGCTTTCCAGCAATAAGGGAACAGATCTTTAAGGATCTCATCAGCCTTATCTGCCACTTGTTTTACTTCTTGTTGTGCATGTGAATCTTGTCTTAAATGGCAGAACCTTGCATAAGCAGCAAGAGAGCCTGTCCATATCCAATTAACCATTACACCTTGTGGTAGGACTAGTCTAGCTTGTTCTGGTGCTATTCCATCATCTACCATAGACTCGTACATTCTAATAGCTGAGTAGCACTGACTTTCATAGTCACTAACCCACAAATCGCTCCGAGTGTGAACTTCGCCACTGCCTTGTTTGATACTACCTATCGGCTTACTTCTAAACTCCTGTGGAACAAATAACTCAGGTGTGGTTGAGATATATCTACGACTCTCCTCATTTTCCACAAACCCCACCTTACTCTTAAAGCATTGCGTCCTGATTGGCACTGGTGCTTTAACTCTTAGTGTAATCTGTGGGTGGCCGAACGGAGTCCAGTGGTTCTCACGAGCTAGGTAATTAATAATGCCTTCATCACTACCTTTAGGCATTTGCTCTATGGTTTTAAACTCTTTAGATTCCTTTGCGAAACTAACTCTTGCAATATTGGAGACAAACAAGTCATCCCCCATGTGGTTTAAATATTCAACCTTAATACTTGTCATCGAACCTCCAATTCTTTACTAAGTTCATCTGCCTCAAATGGATCTTCACACTGCACAACAAGAAGTAAAACAAGTGGCAGATAAGGCTGATGAGATCCTTAAAGATCTGTTCCCTTATTGCTGGAAAGCCCTTATGTAAGTTGGAGAATTTGATGAGTAATGCTGTATCATTA